AACTTTTCAAGGACATCTATAATCTGTTTCATAACGGGATTATTTGCAATACGCTCTCCTCTTTTTTTTGCTTCAACATTAATAGCATTTTTTAGTATTTCTAGTTCTTTATTTTCATAATAAAGAGTGTTTATAATATTATCATCCAAATTTTTATTGTCATTATTATTAATCATTTATATTACGTATTGTATGTTATATATGTTATTATATTATTAAAATATAATAAAATACAATAAAATATGATAATTTATTAATAATGTTAGTATTAAAAGTTAAGTTTTAGTCCTCCGGCGACAGTCATAGTTCGTGTATCATATGAATATTTAGCGTCAAGTGGTTTTGGTTTTTCAATATAAGTAGGTACATATAATAAATCGTCGGGTTTTGGGGCAAACGCACTACCTGCTTTTTCAAATATATTATTATAACTTGTTAAATTGAGATCTAAGTTTTGAAAGTTCATTGCCATTAATTGACAACCAAGAACTTGTGGTATACTAGATATATAATTTATACTATATTCTGATACATCAGGTAAAACAAGTGTCATATTTTGGCGATTAAAATCAGTTATTTCTGTTGGGTCATTAGTATTTTTAATGTCAGAAAATCGGCTTTCATGTATAAACGCAGAGTTTGTAGTAACATTTGTAAGTTCAAATAAATTCTTGCATTGATATAGTATTGGAGTACCTTGTGTAGCACTACTTTTTTCTACCATAATAATAACTTTACCTATAAATTCTTTAATAGATACGCCTGTAAGATTTTTACCATTATATTCTCGTGTATATTCAATAGGTAACAATCTATCTCCAAAATTTTGTGCAATTTCACTAGCTAATTGATTTAATACATTAATCTTATTTGTTTTTAGTCTAAAGTGTAGTAATAATGGGTCGTTGGGATTGGGACAAGTGATAGGTTTCGAATTAGGCGTACCTTTTACAAATTCTGGCATTTGTGATTGAGAAAATGCGTATTGTGAAATAATTTTAAATACGCGAGAGATGGGTAAACTATTATAACTCTGTTTTACACCAATCATGTCGATAGAAGATACAGCTACAACTGGTGTATCATTTAAACAGTATATTTCAAAGTCTAAACATCGGACGCCTTGTGCGATAGCGTTATATAGTGCACAGGCTCCTACATAGTCATTTTTAAATTGTCCTGATGCACAACAATTATAAGCGGTTTTTATATAAAAATCTCGTAAATTTTTAGTAGGCGCGACTTGTGATACCCAATTAGATGATATTTTGGTAGAAGCAGTTTTATTGAGTTCATCAAAAGAGTATTTAATTGCACCACAGTTTGTAGTTCCTAAATTAATTTTTGTGGTAACATAAGTGATAAGCCATAGTAAAACGACAACAACAAATGACATACCAAACCAATGAATTGTAGATGGTGAAACATTAGAACTTAACATACTTTTAATATTTTTACCGCTAAGAGTTGTTAATAATGTACTTGCAAATGATGAGGGTTGTGGTTGACTCATTTATTATATTATATATTATATATTATATCTTATAATATGTGGATATTAATTATATTGGGGATTTTTATTAATATCAGGAATTATTAATTATATATATATAAAAGTTGTTAAAAATTATTAATATGTTAATTATATATAATAAAAAATGGCTGGAGGATTACTAAATATTGTATCTTATGGAAATCTAAATGTTATACTAAATGGAAACCCTAAAAAAACATTTTTTAAAGCCACATATGCAAAATATACGAATTTTGGATTGCAAAAATTTAGAATTGACTTTACAGGACAGCGTTCGTTGCGATTAAGTACAGATTCTAGATTTACATTTCATATTCCAAGATATGCTGATTTATTAATGGATACTTATTTAGTGGTGACGCTTCCTACGATTTGGAGTCCAATATATCCACCGCCTAATTGCGATAGCAATTGGGCACCATATGAATTTCGATGGATAGAGAATCTAGGAACTCAAATGATAAAAGAAGTGGTAATATCAGTTGGTGGTCAAGTATTGCAAGTATTAACAGGAAAATATTTATTGGCTCTTGTGCAAAGAGATTTTTCTGATGATAAGAAAAAATTATATGATGAAATGAGTGGCAATATTCCTGAATTGAATGATCCTGGTAACTCTGGTAGTAGAATAAACATGTATCCGAATGCATATTATAGTACAGTACAACAAGGTTCAGAGCCGTCAATACGGTCTAGAAAATTATACATACCAATTAATGCGTGGTTTACGCTTTCGAGTAAGATGGCATTTCCGTTAGTTGCTTTGCAATATAATGAACTAAAGATAGATGTAGTAATGCGTCCAATACAAGATTTATACACAATTCGCGACGTACAAGATGTTGCGAATAACTGGCCGATAGTAAGACCAAATTATTCTAATGAATATATGCAACTTTATAGATTTTTACAGTCACCTCCTAGTGTAACTTTGGAAAGAAATACATATCAAAATCCTGGTGTAGCCGAATGGAATGCGGATATTCATTTGATAAGTACATATGGATTTTTGTCTAATGAAGAGGCGAAGACGTTTGCTGCAACAGAACAGAAGTATTTAATAAAATCGGCGTACGAGTGGAATTTCCAAAATGTAACAGGATCGCAGCGTGTATGGTTAGAAAATACGCTTGGTATGGTAAGTAGTTGGATGTTTTATTTTCAGCGAAGTGATATTAATTTGCGCAACCAGTGGAGTAATTATACAAATTGGCCATATAATTATTTACCGGTAGATATATTACCTGCTCCTCTTACACCAGAGCAAGCAACAGCAATGAACGTAGGAGTACTTACGCCATCACCACCATGTGGTGATGTTTATACAACTGGATTTGGCCCCGGTTATAATCCAGGTTCAGATTCAGCTAGTGGTTATTTTATAACACAATCGTTTAATGTTGAAAATCAGCGTGATATATTATTAAATATGGCTATTTTATTAGATGGTAAATATCGTGAAAATGTATTAGATGCGGGTGTTTATAATTACATTGAAAAATATATTCGCACAAAAGGAAATGCACCGGATGGGTTGTATTGTTACAACTTTTGTTTAGATACTGATCCTTTTAATTTACAGCCATGTGGTGCATTAAATACAAGTAAATTTTCGAATGTACAATTTGAATTTACAACATTTTATCCACCTCTAGATCCGAGTGCTAATTTTTTGACAATTTGTGATCAAGAAACCAGCCCAATTACAAATGCTCCTATACCAATTGGTAATAATAAGTCAACGTGGCGTATATATGACTACAACTATAATTTGGTTATTTTAGAAGAAAGATTTAATATGGTAATATTTATGTCTGGAAATGTTGGTCTTATGTATGCAAGATAGTATTGTGGTATTATATTTTACATAGTTGTATATATTGTTATGTAAAATATAATCTAAAAATATAATTTAAACAAGAGATGTGTTCAACTGCTGTGATACTTGTACAAATGTTGTACATAATGGCATATGTTTAATACATGATGCGTTGATATAAGTACACGTACTTCGCAGCCCTCCCAAATAGTCAAGAACTGTATTCTCAAGTTTTCCGCGATATGGTACACGGACTACGCGTCCTTCTGATGCGCGATATTCATTCATACCACCATAATGTTTATTCATAGCATGTGACGAACTCATTCCGTAAAATAATTTACTTTGCGACCCGTCATTATTTTGAATAATTTCGCCTGGATTTTCGTCGTGTCCTGAAAATGCACCACCTACCATAACAAAATCTGCACCTCCGCCGAATGCTTTTGCCATGTCACCGGGGCATGTAATTCCTCCATCACCTATTATATGACCGCCAACACCATGAGCTGCATCGGCACATTCCATAATAGCAGATAACTGAGGCATACCTACACCTGTTTTCATGCGTGTTAGACATGCACTACCGGGACCAATGCCGACTTTTACAATATCGACTCCTCCATTGAGAATAAGTTCTTCTACGATTTCGCGTGTAACTACATTTCCTGCTACAATAATTTTATCTGGGTATTCTTTTCTTACGCGTTTGCAAAATTCGACCAAGTTTTGTATATATCCATTTGCAATATCAATGCATATCCAGTTACATTCTACAAGGCACAATATTTCTCTAAGACGATTGAAATCGTGATCTTGTATACCTGTTGATACCATAAAAAGATCGGGATCAAAAACGATATTATTGAGAGATTGGTATGATAAAAAATCGAGTGCAT